CTTTTCCTGGGCTAATCGCAGTGGCAGCCAGCCAGTTCAACTTGTCATGCTGTTTGGGAATGTTGAAAAAGTTCTTGTTTAACATATCATTTGCTGCCAGCAAGTAGTAGCCCTGCATGGCAGATGACCCTCCCACACTACTGCCCCACCTGATCATGAGAAAAGTGCTAAACTTTTTCTTTTCATCCGGTGTAAGGTTGTCAAGAAATTCGCGATCTTTCTTGTCCAACGCCGCCATTTCTTCAGCTATTCCTAGTGCCATGTTATTTCCCCTTTCGCAGATAATAATATGTTTTAACTTGAGAAATCAACTCTTTCATACCTTCATCTGTTTCTGCCATTTTGCGTATTTCAGTCCACAATACTGACTCCATCACCCTATCACGCATTGACATGACCTGAGTCAAAGTTGGTGTTGGTGTTGGTGTTGGTGATTTTAAATCATCAGTGTTCACAGTTTTCACCAAGCAAGTTGATAGTTTACAACTTCACTAGCACGGCTGATCTCTTTAACAAAAAACGCGCATAGTGGTTTTTCTGTTTTATCTTTAAGTGGCACGGCTAACATCTGCCCTGGCTTTAGCTTAGGAAAATACCATTTAACATCCTGATAAATGTCTACAACTTCAATCGGCTTAAATGCTGGTTTAAATCCTGCAATCGGGTTAAAGCAAAAAGCACTAAACCCACGGTCATTTATGCTAGTTAGCGGTACAACTTCAAGGTCTCCCAAATCTGGCTCACCAATCAAAATCTGCCAATCAACTGGCATACGAATAATATCTTCACCAATACGCAATACTAATGCCGGACTGTTGAAGCTTTCCAAAAATATAAGTGGAATGAAAAAATAGTCTGGATCTTTCGGGTTGCTGTTGTCAAAGACGCAGAAGCGTAGATCTTCTACTTCATCTGGAATCTCGCCCATCGGATACGCGATGTTGTCTAATGTTAGAATCTGCACTTGATATTCCTTTTTGTTATTATACTACTGCCAGCTTACTTTTGCGATTGAATACGGGTAGTTTGATTCAGTGTAAAACTGTTTTCTTTTGGTAAGATGACGCTTTGAAAACTTACAGGTAGATGTCACATCATAAATGTTGACAAAGTCCTTATCCTCTGCTTTTCTTAGTCCGCGGCCAATGCTTTGAATGACACGGATGAAGCTCTTGCCAGGTTCAATCAGCACCAAGTTAAACACCCTGGGTATATCTATGCCAACGGCGGCGATTCCGTAAGTACACACTGTTACTTTATTGTCCGATGTCGCGATGGAATCGTACTGCTCTTTTCTACTTGCTGATTTAGATGCTCCGCTAAGGAACACTGCTTCTGGAATAAGTGACGCAATAGTTTTTCCTGCTTCAACCCGATCAACCAGCACCAAAGTATTTCCGTCTGCGCTAACACGCGCTATCATATCTGCCATGTACTGCAGCCTACCCTCTGTTTCTAATAGGTATCGCAGCTCATCCTGATACATCTTAAACTCAGGGTGGTCAATCATCTGAATCACATTGACATGACAGTTAGACAGCACACCACGATTTTGTAAATCACTGGCCTTGATTGTCCCTGCTATTTCACCAATGGCAACTTGGAGAGATCGTTTTTCAAAATCTTCCTTAGGAATAGTGCCTGTCACCCCCCACCGTATTGGAATCCTTGACATTACACCTGTCAGCATATCCAGTAATACTGAGGCCTTCGCAGCATGACACTCATCTACTATTACACATATTACATCTTGAATAAAGTCCTCAAACGGAATCTGTGCCTCGCCATTCTTTGTATTTTTAAAGAGCGAGTTTAATGATTGCCAGGTACATATAGTATGAGTTTTGGTGTACTCCTTACGCGATCCAAAAAATACTCCAACATCAAGCCCCATGTTGATATAATCAGCCTCGGTTTGTAACACTAAGTCCTTGCTTGGAACAATTACTACGGACCTGCCGTATGGTTCAATCTTGTGGCTCAACACCGCAGTAATTAGCGTTTTTCCAGCCCCAGTACTGATGCAGGCCACGCTTTGAATATTAGACAGAAAGTTGTTTATTGAACTAACCTGATAATCTCGCAGCACAATGGGTTGTCCAGCCCGCACATGCCCCTCTGGCCACACTTTGCCAGCATAACTGGTTTCAGTCACCTCAGTAAACTCAAACTGATTGGAATAGTCACGGCGATCGTCCAGCTCAATCTCATACCCTTCATCAATGAGAATGGGCAAGATTTCTGGCAGGAGATTTATATAAGTTGACCCGCCCAGATGTGCGAAGTTTTTCTTACCATCCCATCTTCCAAGTTTAACCGCAGGGGTAAACCTAGCACCAGGGATTTCGTAGCTAAACTTGTTTACCAGTTTTTTCCTAGTGCTCAACTCTAGGTTTTCTATTTTACAGATACACTCATCATTTATGATTATTTTAGCAGTTGTCATTTAATAGTTAGCGCGGGGTTAGTTTTTCGCAAAAGTAGCACACTTTAGCTGCCTTTGACAAAAACTCTTTCTTGCTTGCACCGTGCATTAGGTTTGCGTAGGTAATGAGAAGAGGAATTTTTCCAGGCCAGTCCTGTAGTGTCTTAGTAGTGTACACATATTTAGCGGTGGGGTCAAGCTGTTTGGCTGAACTGGTTGAGGCGATGGTTTGAGTCTCCTGCGGCGCAAAGTAGGTCGCAAACAACTCTTTGTCATGCTTGGTAAGGTTTGGATTGTAGACTACAATGGGTAGGCGATTGGTCGCAATCGCCCACTTGATCACTGGCTCTAAACTGTTGCCCACTGACGCTTGGTCAATACTATGTTGGGAGCATAAGGACACGAAAGGCTCGCCGTATTCCTCAACCAGGGCTGATCGTAGGTCTGGATTAATCGTATACGCTAACTCGCCTGACAAGTCAAGAAGTTTGAGCAGGTTGCCTGCCGCCCCCTGAGCAGCAACATAGTCCAGCATTGACTCAGGCGCATTGGTGATGACTGGGCTACCTGCCTCATCCAAGTCAAGCTCAATCGCGTAAGGGTGGCTCTCAACTTCCACGATCTCGTCAAACAGGTTCTTGACCAGTGGGGCGATTGAGGTTGTTGAATCGCTGTTAGCCATTGTGTACACCCAGCTCAAGTTGAACTCAGTCAGCGCAAACTTCCATACTCTTACGTCGTGATCCCACCACACTTTCCCCTCAGCAGTTTTAGCAAACTCACGGATAGTAGTAATCCTTGCTGCGTCAAAGGGGAAGCGATATACCAAGCTGTCATCAACAATATCGAGCTCAGACGAACGATTGATCTCACGAATACCGTGTTTGTAGTTTTTGTGGTCAGGTTGATCAACACGGTGTTTGTGTAGCTGCCGCTCGTATTTCTGGATCAAGTGCTCAAGTAACTTGGCTTGCTTGTCAGTTAGTGCTCGTGATGTGCCAAAGCCAAACAGTGGAGTCAACTGTTCAGCCGTACTCTCAACAAACTTGACATCGTAAGTTGCAAGCTGAACTGGGAATGGTAAAGTTTGCCATGTGTTTTTCGGTGGGTTGCCGTGGTTGTCAATACGACCACTGAAAAAAAGTAAATAGTCTTCAATATACGGAAAAATAGTCATGTCATTCCTTCACGCCCACTTCAGGGTAAACAATAGTAAATCACGACCATTTTTAAACATGAAGCGATGGTCTAAAAACTCCCACTCACCTGGACCAAATGTGCGGTTGCACCACGTTGAGTAAGCATACCAGCTGCCATGCGTGACAGTGTTAAACCCGTAAAAGTTTTCCCGTAATACGGGTTCTGACGAGTGTGTAAACTTTTTCCAATACTCAGTATTCGGGATTGAAGTTGTCAATTATGCCCACCTCAGTGTAAACAATATCGCGTCACTTTCCAGTTCAAACTCACCCACAAGTGTTTTGCGGGCATGTCCAACAATGGAAAAGTTACCTTGACAGTTTTCTTCACACCACATTGACCATTTGTTACTTCCCCACACCGTTAACGCATCACCGTAACCTTAGCCATTGCTTGCCAACGGGTAGGAAAGCTCTTGACCAAGTCACCAATCTTCAAAGCAGTGCGCAACGAAATCTCACGCATATTAGCATGGTTGGTAAACAAGTAGTCAATTATTTCAGCCTCTTGTTCCTTGCTGAAATCGTAGCTGTTGAACAGTTCACCAGTCGCTGCGATCTGCTTGATGCGCAACAGCTTGTCACGCACAGTGTCCAGGGTCAAATCCAGGTAGTGGCAGCGTGATTCCAACGCATTCAAGTGATCAGCCAACTTCTTGCTCTTGATGTTGTCAAACTTCAAGTTGGTGATAAAAATAATAGAGCCCTTGTAATCAAACGAATCCGGGATGCCTTCGCGGCGCAAAGCATGCGATTCACCACCCCAGCAAATACGACGACGCTTGCTCGTGTCCAACGCTGACTTCAGCAGGTTCAAGGAAATGTCGTCGTAAAACATGTTATCGCAGTCGTCAAACACCAAGACGCAATCTTTGTCGCTGAACTCATACAACTTTTGATACAAGCCAATAGCAGTCATAGAGCCTTTGATCACATCTGAACGAGCACGCTTATTTTGGATTTTGTCAAAAAGTGACGCACGTTCAATTTCAGTTTCAACGCCAAAACTCTTACCCACGCCAGGAGGGCCAGTAACAATCATGGCACGAACGTTACCTTCAATACAAGCAACGGACATTTCACGCAAGATTTCAAAACGCTCAGCAATGCGGGCCATTACCACTTCATCAGATTCTTTGTGCTTTTCACCAGTAACGGATTCAGCCACTATTGTCAAATCTTTGCTCTGAGCAAAATAGTCGTCCTCAGGAACAAACTCATACGCTGACGGGCTGGTAACAGCGATACGGATATTGCGGTCTTTTTTGTAGTATGCGCCATTTACCGTAACAAAACCACCCTTGGTACCCATCTTGAAGTGTTCAACAAGCGGCAGTACCACATTTTGAACATCTTGTCCAGCGTAAGTGCCGTTGGAGATTTTAATGTATGCTTGAGCCATTGTGTAACATCCTATTGTTTGCTGCGATATGAGTATTATACAGCCGAATCACTGGTCAGTCAACACTTATTTGCCAAAGACTTGAACTAAAATGCTGTTTCTGTTGAGGTCAAGATCTCCCAAGGTGTTGCTTTTAAGCCACACTCAGTTAAAATAGCATCGCGTTGCTCTTGACTCATCCGCGTCCAGCGTCGAACTGCGTTGTAGCTACCCTTACACTCGTCCGGGCAAAAATGCTGAATCCACTTACACATATTTGAAATAGAGTCCCAAGTATTGTGTGGGTGTGAGGAGTTCACTGCTCTAAACAAATCACCGCAGTACAATGCTTCAAAAAACGAGCCTGGATGCAACCCACGCACTACGTACTGATAGGCGAGT